TCGAACGCCTAGCAGTGCAAGTGCTACGGCTTTTGACGAGCTAAAGGCTAAGGCGGAAACTCTCATGAAGGAAGGTGTTGAACCTTCTAAAGCATGGGTACGTGCTGCTAGAGAGAATCCAGAATTATATAAGTCCTATCTAGAAGGGAGGACATAAGAGATGGCATTAGAACTGGGAATTTGGGATATGAGTCTAGATGCAGCTGCTGATCTTGAAGATGAACAGTTTCATATTCTGCAGTTATCTGCTGAATATACAGCTGCTATAGCATCAGGCGGAGACGAGGTGCTTATAGGTATTTTACAGAATAAACCAGATGCAGCAGGAAAAGCGGCTGAGATCCGCAGGGTTGGAATCTCCAAAGTAGTCTGTGGTGATACCATAGCTATTGGAGATGAGGTTACATCAGATGCAGATGGGCATGCAGTAACTGCTACAGAGGGACAACGCTATGTAGGAATTGCTCTAGAAGCTGGTGTAGTAGGTAGAACCATCAGCGTTTTGATGGAGTTTGGCTACCTAAGTGAGTCATCTTAAACAATTAAAGGAAGGAGGTATGAATCATGCCACAACCAACAGGTGCGGATCTTCATATTGATACATATCTAAGCAACTTAGGTATAGCATACATGAATGAACCTTCTAGTTACATCGCTACACAGGTATTTCCTGTTGTTTTAACCAATAAACAGTCTGATGTATATCCAATATATGCAAAGGACTATTGGTTCCGTGATGAAGCTGAGAAGCGTGCCGTCCTGACCGAAAGTAAGGGGGGCGGATATGAGTTAGAGGATCCAGGAACATTTTATGCTCATGAGTGGAGCTTCCACAAAGATATCCCAGATGAAGATATCTGGAACTCTGATGATGTTTTTGACCTTGAAGATGATGCTCTGGCCTTTGTTATTGAGAAGCTTCGATTAAGTAGAGAGCGAAGATGGGCCAGCAACTATTTTACAATAGGGCTTTGGGGAAATGATCTAGTAGGAGGTACAGATTTTACTGAATGGAGCACCTCTGGTAGTACTCCTATAGATGATATAGAAGATGCTAAAGCTCTTATTAGACAAAGTACGGGCTTAATGCCTAATACACTCGTTGTTGCAGAGCGGGTGCATCAAACTCTTAAGAACCATGCTAGTGTATTGGATAGATTTAAGTATACACAGGCAGGTATCATAACAGAGAAGTTGCTTGCTCAGGTCTTTGAGGTTGATAGATATTTAAAAGCTTCTGCAGTATATGCTGCTAACAAGGAAGGCGATACTGAGGATTTGCAATATATCCTCAATGAGAATGATGCATTGCTCGTTTATGCAGCTCCAAGACCTTCAAAGAGAAGGCCCTCTGGAGGATATACCTTCAGATGGAATAGGCCCAGAATTGCAGGGCGTACAGGAGAAAGGCTGGAGACTTCTGTTCGGAAGATGAGACTTGAGTTGAAAAATGGTGTGCGTATAGAAGGATCGGTCTATGAGGACATGAAGCTTATTGCATCTAGCTGCGGTGTTTTCTTTAGTGGGGCCGTTGAAACAGCATCATAAACTTAAAAAGAACCGTAACTTCAACGGTTGAAAATATGAAGGAAGGAGCAAGTAAATGACTTTTAGTTATGATGCTAGTGCTCTGGATACCGAGCTCAATAAGATACGTCTATATATTGGAGATGTAGATGAAGATGATGCTCTTCTGGCAGATGAGGAGATAGCACAAGTGCAGGCTGACAGCACGACGTTTCTTAGAAGGTGTGCATCGTGCTGTCGGCTAATCTGCTCGAAACTGGCCAGGCGTGTCGATTCGAAGCTTTCCTCGTTCACTGAGAATGCGGAAGTCGTCTATGAGAGATATTTGAAGATGGCTGAGTACTATGAGGCTCAGTCCTCGATGAATTATCCCTGGAGTGGAGCTATCTACGTAGATGATAAAGATGCTACTGAAGATGACTATGACGATGGTACCTTAGTCAAACCTAAGTTTCAACGAGGTAAGATGGATAACACTCGTTAGTTATAAGGAGATACATGTCAAGGATCAGTAAGTATTTGACACACAGAGTAACTATTGTGAAGGTAACCCTTGCTAGAGGCGATAGAACTGAGGTAGAAATTCCTAACGTTCCAGCATTTGTTACTTCAGTAAGGACTGCTACTAAGGATATATCGGGTACTCACTTTGAGGACAAGACGCTTGTTTTTCTGGAACATGATGCTAATATAACAGAGCAAGATGAAATTAAGGTTAGTGATGTTGCAAGTCCTATAGCAGAGATAAGAGCTCCGAAGTCTACAAGATCGTCAACTGCAAGTCATTTGGAGGTTCTGCTTGAATGATTAAGATTACGCTAGATACATCTCAGTTCAAACGAGCTGTAATTGTTGCGACTGCGAAGGTTGAGAGAGCATCCCAAGAAGGAATGAAGAGCGCAGTCAAGGCACTTATGAATGATAGCTTAGATTTGTCTCCAGCATGCCCAAGAAGGACTGGGGCATTGGCTGCAAGTCATTCTGTATTCGTAAATAGTAAACTTGTCGGAACCTCTGCTGATAGGCCCGTTTCTGAAGGAGGCGAGGCTACTCCATTGACGTTTATGCCGAAAATCTCTCAGGAGTTGATAGGTACTCTGGTAGTACATAAACCTTATGCTGCTTCAATACATGAAGGTGTTAGTCGTTGGGGTAGACGGTATACCTATAAAACTCCTGGTACGGGAAAAAAGTGGGTACAAACGAAGTTGCTATCCTTCGGGCAAAAGTATTTTAATTTAATAGCAGCAAAAATAAAGGTTACTCGATGAGCTTTATACAAGACTTAGCTGATTATGTTGCATTGAATACTTCATTAGTAGTTGATACTGATCTATTCATAGCAGAAGAGCCAGCTAGTTCTCCTGATGAATGCGTCATTTTGATTACATCTCCTGGTTCAACTAAAAGCGAGTCGGGCTTGGATATGCAGGCTGTACAGGTACTATCTAAAGGAAAGTCTTTTATTGCTGCAGAAAGTTTGGCCCAGACTGTATTTGATTTATTAGCAAATAAGCCTGGATTTAGTGGGCTGACGGATATCTTTTACTGTGAAGTTTTAAACTCCCCTTTTCCTGTTGAAGTAGATGGAAGAGGTAGATATATCTTCAGCTCAAATTTTATTATAAGAAAGAAGTAGGATTATTGTAAAGGAGGTATTATCATGGCTATGGAAGGTTTAGATCTTGGTCCATGTCAGGTGTTGTTCGGAACTGAGGGTGCTGAGACTGATCTCGGAAAAACTGAGGGTGGCGTAGAGGTTGCCTTTACTACTGATGTCGCCGACTTAGCATCAGATCAGCATGGAACTTCGCCAGAAGATCAAGTAATCGTTGGTCAAGGAGCTACAATTACAGTTCCTTTGGCAGAGTATACGCTGGAGCATTTAGCTACCGCTCTGAATCAGACCCTCGATGGTGATGTAATAGATGGAGCAAATCTGGTTGGCACAAAGATGTCTACTAAAGCACAGAGTCTGCTTTTAAAGAAATATGTAAATGGTGCTGTATCTACCGATCAAGATGATTGGATGAGATTTCCAAAGGCTGCTCCTCAAGGAAGCCCAACGATTAGATTTAGTAAGTCTGATCAGAGAATTATTGAGGTAGTTTTTACAGCTTTTCCAGATGATAGTGATAACTTATATTACATAGGAGAAGAACCCTCTTAAGGAGATAATATATGAGCACAAAAATTGATGTCGATGTGTTGTTGGCAGATGACGCATTGGAGATTACTTTAAAGGGTAAGACATACCACATCGAAGATGTTCCACTTCAGGTCTTTCTTAAAACAAAGAGGAGTGATGCAAAAGATGAAAAAACTCTTCATAAACAGCTTGCTGCTATCTTAGGATGTGATCTGGAGGAGATTGAAGATATAGGATTCAGGGCAGTTGGCTTAGCAATAAATGAGATCAGAAAGTGGATCTTCGATGTGGAAGGACTTAAAGATGTTGCCGAGTCTGGGGATACAGACTCAAAAAACCTTTAGATCTGACGTTTAGTTTTGCACGCATTGCGAAGGAGTTCGGTTGGACTCATAAAGACATTTTGCAGCTTACTACTCGTCAGTTCTTTGTATATCTGCGGAATATAGATAGATTGGAGGCTCACCAGCAGAGTTTGGCCTTCGAAGCTGCATCCTTTCCACAGATGAAGAAGGAAGATCGGAGAAAGGTGCAGCAACGCTATATTAACATTATCCAAGATAAAAGGTCTACTTATCAGAAGAGAGTAGATGAGTCGTGGTCTATACTTAGAACAAAGAGGAAACTAGATGGACGCAGGCGATCTAATATCACATCTAAGGCTTGATAATAAGCAGTTCAAGAAGGGTCTTCGAGAATCCGAGCAGCATGCGAGGGCGTCCTTCGGTATGACTGAGAAGGTTGCCAAGGAGACCTCTAAGCAGATGGGCGAGAGTATGGAGAAATTTGCCAAAAGGTCTATCGCAGCGAGTAAAAAGGCAGAGAAAGGCTGGTGGGCAACTTTTGGTAGAGTAGCTGTTGGTTTTACGGTTGCGTATCGTGCCATGAATGCTCTTGAAACGGGTCTCAGAAAATATGTCGATACCACCTTAGATGCAATCCGAGAGAGCGGTGAACTCGCAGGAATTCAGGCCAAGTTAGCCTTCTGGTATAAGATGCATTCCGAGTCTGTAATCTCCTATAGTGATGCTTTCTCAAAGGCTGCTGTTAATACTAGAGCATTAATGAAGGCTAATCTAACTGCGATCTCTTCTCTTGAAGAGCTCTCTACGGGCTTAGATGAAGTTGCACAGTCTGTAGGCGCAGTACCTGCAAAACTGATTCCTGCACTTGCAGATGTTGTAGACTTTACAGTAATGGTAGCTCAGACTACAGGATCTACCATACGCCAAGTAAGACAGGAACTCCAAGCTCTTATGCAGGGGCAGGTCAGAACGACTAACATCTTAATCCGAGCTCTGAAGAACCTCCGTGTCCTTACTGATGAAGATATTAGTAATCTTAAAGCCATGACTAACCGAGCCGAAATCTTCGAGAAGGTCTTAATGGCGATAAGCGAGCATTGGAGTAAGGTTCGTGAACAGCTAATATCTACCGATGTTACTATTGCTATGAGGTTCTGGGAAAAATCTATTAGAGCAACTTTGACACGGAGTGTGCAGCTAGCATCGGAGATTGAACATGTAGGCAACATCTTTGCGAATGAATTTGCTGTTCGAGGAAGGAAGGCTGCTAGTGTATTAGAGGATGATGTTAATCTAGCAATGGAACGTAATATCGTTCTTATGCAGGAATTAAGGAATGCTCTTGCTCTTGGCCTCGACCTTTTTGAAGGTATTACTAAAGTTGCGGGCCTTTTTGCGACTGCTATACATAATCTATCCGAGCCTTTAGAAACGACTGCAAAGATTTTAGGAGGATATCTGGCTTTTAGTGCTGTTGAGAAGCTCCTTAGAAGTTTAGGAAAGGCATTCCTATGGCTTGCCACAGGCCCGATGAAAATCTTCCTTAGAGTCGCTAATTCTATATATGCTAGATTCCTAGCAATCCCTGCTGTGATTGCAGCCTCGGCTATTGCTGTTGAAGTTCTGCTTGATATGTTAAGGAAGAGAATGCCAGATGCAGGAAAAAAGACTAAAAACTTTTTCTCTGATATGGCAGATAAAACAAAGGAAGCTACAGATGGATGGATTGATCTTAA